ATGCTATATGGCAAACTGTAAAAGATATAGAGTTGCAACAGGGGCAATTATCTAAAAAATTTGCAGTATGGTTCAATCGCGGAACATTTTATAGACTGCAATTAATGCAGCATCTTTACCGGACTTGTAAAGAAGACTCTTTTATATCATATCAAGAATCCGGAATGTTAATTGAAAAAAAACTAGAAGAATATTTCACTGAATCATTGGATTGGGCAAATCAACACACACCAGTGATTTATGATAAACTTTTCGAAAATCGTGTTTATGATTATGAGGACATTGTTGGTATTGGTAGAAAACCTTACAAAGAATATTTCGTAGAAATAGTCGGCGAATCGCACATCATTGACAATGCATGGATAACAGAAAAGACTGTTAAAAATTTGTATATTGGAAAACCATTTTTAGTTTATAGTGGTCCTTATAGTTTGGAATTATTAAGAAAAAATGGATTTAAAACGTTCTCACCCTGGATTGACGAAAGTTATGATACAATGCTGAACTCGTATGAAAGATTAGAAGCAATCAAAAAAGAAATTGATAGATTGGCCAGGTTAACCTACGAAGAACTTGATGACATGCAAAAAGAAATGATGCCTGTACTAGTACATAATAGAGAAAATTTTTTAAAATTTATTTACAAATGAAAATTTTACTAATTGGTGACAGCTGGGGTATTGGAGTTTTTTCTGAGATAGATGGCACCTATGGGCCAACAGGACAAGGGATACAATCTATATTACAAGATCACGGACATCAAATTGTTAATATCAGTAAAGCAGGCGGAAGCAATTGGCTAATGCTTGATAGATTGGAAGGCCAGTGGAACAATTCAACCAAATGCACGTTTGGGGTAGGAACAGACAAACCAATAAAAATAGATTTGCAAGAGTTTGACAGTATAATTTTTTTACAAACTGACATTTTTAGAGAACGATATTATTATGGCAAACAATATGAGCATAGCAATGATACCCAATTTAAAATTCTCAATAATGATTTCGTTGAGAGTTTATTAACACATAAATCCATTGAAGATTTTGTAGATCAGTATTTTCAAAAACTATATGAAAAATTGAATACCTTCAATAAAAAAATTTTATGTATTGGTGGTTGGTCAAAATTACACCCATCAATTGCAAATTACTCCAATTTAATTCCAGTATGTACAAGTGCAAGTAAATTGTTAATACCTTCTTTAAAAGAAGATACTTACATTAGTGACCCAGAATGGTTTTTGCAATTGGATGCCAATCAACGCATCATGGACAAATTTGGTACAGAGCTAAAAGAACTGGCCATAATTAATGCAGACAAGTTAAATTTAATAATTGACAAATGGGGCGATGTACATCCAACTTTTTCTGGTTATACAACCATTGCTGACACTATTTTACCATATTTGTAAAAAAATTAAATATTTGCTTGACCTACTAAATACACATGTTATATAATTGCACGGTGCAGTTATGTATCTAGGCACATTAAAGACCATCTTAACATATAAAGGACAATTATCATGGCAACTTCTTTAGCAGAAATTCGCGCAAAGCTACAAGCGCAAGAAACCCGTTCGCAAGGCGGACAATCACAAGGCGATAACGCCATCTATGCACACTGGAACATTCCAGAAGGTTCAAGTGCAAAAATCCGTTTCTTACCAGACGCAAACGCAAAGAATGATTTCTTTTGGGTAGAGAGACTGATGATCAAACTACCATTTGCTGGTATCAAAGGTCAGTCGGATAGTAAACCAGTTCAAGTACAAGTACCTTGCGTAGAGATGTATGGCGACGCTTGCCCAATTCTTGCTGAAGTGCGTGGATGGTTTAAGGATCCTGGCTTGGAAGAAATGGGTCGTAAGTACTGGAAGAAGAAAAGTTACTTGTTCCAAGGCTTTGTACGTGAGAACGCACTAGGTGATGACAAGACACCAGAAAATCCAATTCGTAGATTCATTATCAGTCCACAAATCTTTAACTTGATCAAGGCTGCACTAATGGATCCAGAACTAGAAAGCATGCCAACAGACTACACAGGTGGTCTAGACTTTACTGTTACTAAAACAAGTAAAGGTGGTTATGCAGACTACTCAACAAGCAAATGGAGCCGCAAAGAAACTGCATTGACAGCCGAAGAGCAAGCAGCAATTGATGCTCACGGTTTGTACAACTTGGCAGACTTCTTGCCAAAGCGTCCAGGCGAAGTTGAACTTAAAGTAATTAAAGAAATGTTTGAAGCAAGTGTAGATGGTCAAGCATATGATCCAGACAAGTGGGGTCAATACTTTAAGCCAGCTGGCTTCCAAAGCAAAGGCGGTGACTCTGAGGTAGCCACATCAGCATCTGCACCAGCTGCCAAAGCAGCACCTACACCTACACCTGCAGTACACGATGACGATGAAGATGATGCACCTGTTGCAACAGCACCAGTAGCGGCTAAACCATCAAGTCAAAAGGCCGAAGATATCTTGGCCATGATTCGTAATCGAGCAAAATAAAAACAAGGGGGGATCCCCCTTGTTTGTCTAGTAACAACATAAAAAATATCACCAAGGAATCTAATTATGGCAACTAAACCTTTTGATGTCTCAAAATTTCGTAAAAGTATTACAAAAAGTATTGATGGTATCTCCGTGGGATTTAACGATCCGACAGACTGGATCTCAACCAACAATTACGCTCTTAACTATCTTATCAGCGGGGACTTTAATAAGGGCATTCCAATGGGTAAGGTTACTGTATTTGCTGGAGAGTCTGGCGCAGGCAAAAGTTTTATCTGCTCAGGAAATCTTGTTAAAAATGCACAAGAGCAAGGTATATATGTTATTCTCATCGATACTGAAAACGCACTCGATGAAGCCTGGCTTCATGCACTCAGTGTCGATACTAGTGAAGACAAACTCCTCAAACTCAACATGGCCATGATCGATGACGTGGCAAAAGTTATTAGCGACTTTGTTAAAGAGTACAAGACTCTACCCGAAGATCAACGTCCCAAGGTATTATTTGTTATTGATAGTCTGGGCATGTTGCTTACCCCTACCGATGTCAATCAATTTGAAGCAGGCGAAATGAAGGGTGATATGGGTCGTAAACCCAAGGCGCTAACAAGTTTAGTACGTAACTGTGTTAACATGATTGGTGCATTGAATATTGGCCTGGTATGTACCAACCATACTTACGCCAGTCAAGACATGTTTGACCCCGATGACAAGATTTCTGGTGGACAAGGCTTTATCTATGCAAGTAGTATTGTGGTTGCAATGAAAAAGATGAAACTTAAAGAGGACGAAGACGGTAACAAGATTTCGGAAGTAAAAGGTATTCGCGCCGGCTGTAAAATTATGAAAACACGTTACAACAAACCTTTTGAATCAGTTCAAGTTAAAATTCCTTACGAAACTGGTATGAATCCTTACTCGGGTCTAGTGGATCTGTTTGAAGGCAAAGGTTTCTTGAGCAAAGAAGGCAACAGTCTTAAATACACGCTAGCAGACGGCACAGTAATCAAGCAATTCCGCAAAGCGTGGGAGCGCAACGAAGATGGATCGCTTGATAAAGTTATGGCAGATTTTATTGCCAATCCACATGGTGCTGTTACTACCCAATTGGAAGAGGAATCTGAGGAATGAGCATTGACGTAGAAGTTTTAATCGAAACTTATATTACACTTAAAGAATATATCCCAGCCAAAGAACGTCAAGCAGCCGTTGACAATTTGGTCAGTATGTTAGTTGATACACTAAGTGACAAAGAACTAAGAGACTTTGGGGGCGCAGATAGTTATACCAAACGAGCCTTAGAAGAATACTTGGATGACGAAAACGAAGAAATTGATTACGAAGAATAAGATCGTACCAATCGCACATGTTGACAGTAGAGATTATTACTGTAATGTAAAATTTCAATCTATGAAAATAGATCTTGAAAAAAGAAATACTTACAATTGCGATGTGGCACAACCTCGGCCGATTGATCTAGCTTGGTTGGAAAATAATCCAGGACAATTATTTAATAATTCAATTTCAGTTGCTGAACGCAGCATGATGCTCGATAATCAGCGAAATTCAAGCTGTGAATTTAATTGTTTTCGTGCCGAGGATATGGGATCAATTAGCGCAAGAATTATTAGAGAAGGATATATCAAATCCCATACACAAACAGTAACACAACCCACCATACTAGACCTTACTGTTGGCTCGGATTGTATTTTAACCTGTACATATTGTACCAAGGAATTTAGTTCTGCATGGAGAAACGATATACAAAAAAATGGATCCTACATATTAGAAGATGACAGCAACAGATACCAATTGAATATTAAAGATAAATTAATTGGTACGTTGTCACAAAATCAGAAGGCAAATTTGCAATCATACAATTTACTCATTAAAGAAATTGAAACAATTGCTTCGAATCTAGATGTTGTTTATATATCCGGTGGTGAACCGCTATTGTACAACAATATCAACGAGATACTGGAAAAAATTAACAATGTACCCAATGTGTTTATGTTTACCGGACTGGGCGTTAATATAAAAAGATTTGAAAAAATGCTAAACACATTAAAGAACTTTTCAAACATTACTTTATATCTAAGTTGCGAAAATATTGGAAACTATTTGGAGTTTAATCGCTACGGAATCAATTCTGCAGAGTATCAAAAAAAGCTAGATCTAATTAAAGATAGTGGAATTAAATTTATATTTCATTCGGTATTGAGCAATTTAAGTGTGATTGGATTTTATGATTTTTTACAACAGTATAGAGATCATGTACAAGGTCATGATTTTGTGTACACTCCTGATTTCATGGCAGTGTGTGTACTGGATAATACAAGCAAAAATAAAATAAGAGACCAGTTTCAAAATGATTCGTTGCCATGGAAAAAGCAATTGTTACAAAATTTGGAAGCAGAACCAACACCAAAGCAAATCAATAATCTTGCGTCGTTTGTCAAAGAATTTACAAAAAGAAGAAATATTAATTTAGTTGACATTTATCCCAAACACTTCACTGATTGGTTAGATAATGTGGTATAATCGAGTTGTAGCAGATCTTGGCATGATTCCGGACTTTATAAATTATTACGAAGGTGAACTAGTACAAGCAAAAACAGAAACAATCATACGAGGTAATGTTGAACGTGCCGTTGCGAATCTACCAGGTATCACAGAGCACAGATTTAATCAGCTTCAGGAGATTGAGGCTATACTTAATTATCTTAACATACAACTCCGCAAGATTAGACGAAAGCATTTTCAGAAATACTTAGAAACTTATGCACGAGCACTTACCAGTCGCGACGCAGAAAAATACGTTGACGGTGAGGACGAAGTTATAGATTATGAAACAATTATTAACGAAGTTGCTTTGCTTAGAAACAAATGGCTTGGAGTCATGAAAGGTCTTGAAAGCAAAAACTTCATGTTGGGCCATGTTGTACGACTACGCACAGCAGGTATGGAAGATATTACATTATCATGATGGACTTCAAAGAATACGCAGATCATTTAGTCAAAGAATGGGCTTTATGTCTTGATGCCAGGCCCAGGCACGATGCAGTAAACATCAAAATTGAAAAAGATCAATGCGAAGAATGGATTATTCATTTGATGAAAATACGATTATGGGGCACAGAAAATGAATTAGCCGAAGCATGTTATCAAGTTGATTCACGATTAAAAAAATTAAAAGAAAAAATAATTATAGAGGTACTAACAAATGGCTCTGTTTAAAAATGCTGATGTAAGCTTTCAACATACACAATTTATTCGAGATCTACTATATCAATACGATAGTTTTTTAGATAGTCTTGAAGTTGTTGCTGACTTTGGTTGCGGCGAAGGACTAGATTTAGAATGGTGGGCTACACTGGAGACCAGAGACGATCCTCCTGAACCAAGAAATTACTTATGTTATGCAGTTGATCGTAACGTAAAACAAATTAGAAAAGAGATAACAAATCTACCAAACGTTCTTGCAATTGAAGCAGATTTAGAAGATGCTGATAGATTTATTTCTAGACAAATTGATTTAGTTTGGTGTCACGATGTTTTTCAATACATAACCGACCCTGTACACACACTGCGTCGTTGGAATGAAATGATGAGTATAAATGGAATGTTAGTAATGTCCATTCCCCAATCAACACATTACGAACACAATAGATTAAACAATAATAGCTATAACGGCTGGTACTTCAATCATAATGTTGTAAACTTAATGTACATGTTAGGCGTAAACGGATTTGATTGCCGTGATGCGTATTTTTACAAAGATGTAAACGACATGTGGTTACATGTTGCTGTGTACAAAAGCGATGTTGCACCAATGGATCCGCAATCTACCACATGGCATGATCTTGTTGATGCCAACTTAGTGAATGAAAGCGTTAAAAACTGTATTGAACGATATGGTTATGTGCGACAAGAAGAAATACTTACAACCTGGTTAGATAAAGATTACTATAGAATTAAAGAATGAAAATAGTTCTTGTAACTGGCGGATTTGATCCCTTGCATAGCGGACACATTGCCTACTTGAAAGAAGCCAAAACACTAGGGGACATGCTGATTGTTGGCTTAAACAGTGATGAATGGCTTGAACGTAAAAAAGGTCGAGCATTTATGCCGTGGAACGAAAGATTATGTGTAGTTAATAATCTTGCAATGGTTGACGAAGTCTACACATTTGACGACGAAGACGGTTCTGCTATGCATTTTATTCAACAAGCAAGAGCACATTATCCAGAAGCAATATTAATTTTTGCCAACGGTGGCGATCGAACAGCCAACAATATTCCCGAAATGCAATTCGTCGACAGCAATCTTGAGTTTGCATTTGGAGTAGGTGGGTCAAATAAAAAAAATAGCAGCAGCAATATATTAAAGCAGTGGACTGCCACCGAAGTGCAACGGTCTTGGGGAAGTTATACAGTGTTGAACGAAATACCTGGGGCAAAAGTTAAAACACTGACAGTCATGCCCGGACAAACTCTAAGTATGCAAAGACATCAATATCGTAGCGAATATTGGATGGTGACTGATGGCACTTGTATGATCAATATGGCGCTTCCGGGCGATTTGAATAACCCGCCAAAAATTTTAAGAAAATATGATGAATGGCGGGTACCACAAAATACCTGGCATCAACTAACTAATCCGTTTACACGACCTTGTACAATTGTTGAAATTCAATACGGCGAACAGTGTGTTGAGAACGATATTGAGCGATTAGATTCCGGCGGTCAAGCAGCGCAAATATAGATCTGCTTGTCGTTGTCTTGCTTCAATAATTGCTTGTATAATTTTACGCATTTGATATCCAATTCTTGTGATTTTGATATGTATATTGCTGTATCAAATGTTCAACATCGGCTGTGGTTTTTGGGTTTCTTGATTCAATGTATTGTTCAACATCACTTTTATAAGTAAAACAGTTTTGTAAACGTTTTATTAGACTATTATAGTCCATGTGTTCTCCTTGTGGGTTATATGAGTATTTATTGCATTGCAACATGAATTAACAGAATATTTAAAACCGGTAAATATATTATTATGCGCGATCTTATAAACATTATTCTTAACGAAGTTACTCTTAGCAAATACGGTCCTGGACAAAAATTCATTATTAGTAATAGCCAAGCCGGGCAAGCATTAACTGCTTTGCTTGCACAACAAGGACTTGAGGTTACTGGTTCCGTTGAACTTACTAATAAAAGCTCAGGTGACCAAGCATTAACCAATAGAGGCGATGTTGTTGTGACTATGGGGAAAGGCAAAGATGTATATGAATTTAGAACTGATGATAACATATATTTTTATGTTCAAGGTACAACTGGTACAATTGAAACAGCTTTAAATCACAGCAAAGAATCAACTATTAGTAATCGCGGAGAAGTTAGTGAAGGTATTCTAGGCGCAGCCATGTTTGCTAAATTTACCAAACGAGAACCTAGTGAAGAAGTTGGTACAATTGGTGCCGCAGATATTACTAATGTACTAGACAATCTTCAGGCACAAGGCAATGATACCTACAGCGTCACTGTCAATGATGCCGACAGTGCAATTGCAGATACTGTTAGTTTCGTATTAAGATTAAAGACTGGTCCTTATCAAGATTTAATGAATCCTATGAAACGCAATCTATTAACTAACGAATTAAACAGCGCCGCTGCATATGTAAATAGTGCCATGGCCGAACGCTACAGCAAGTATTTTTATCTTAACGGTCGAGCAGATGAGATCACTATCATGGCCGACGGTGCTGCTAGCGAAACAGAAAAGAAATCAGACGTATGGGTAGGTATTCGTAACACCGATGGTTCTATGCGTACCTTAAAACTTAACGCAAGTTTAAAGGTTGGTGGTGTAGCACAGTTTGGGCAAGTTGGCGGCAGCGGTATTGATTCAATGATCAAATTGTTTGGATACTTTGGCGTTGATGTTAGTCCATATATTGACAAATTTGAAAAGCAGTCTAAAAAAGATCCTATCCTTGCAGTTGAATACATGTATAGACAAATCACCGAAGATTTACAAAGTAAACTGGCCGGAAACGATGATACCGAAGAAGCCCGCTTTGTGGATCAAGTGGCACATGCAGTAACTCATTTTGCTACATTAGGTGATCCCAATGTTGAACTAGTGGATTTTAATAAAGGCGGATTTAAAATTCTTAGATTTAAAAATCTAGAACATAAATTAAGAACCGTAGACTTGACTGCAAGTTACACAGGAAAAACCAGACCTGAGATCAGTATTCATGATGTAGAAAACCCCAAGAAAGAATTGTTAACAATTCGTTGCAAGATAGAAAATAGAGAAAACAAAGCTCCCTATATTAGAAATCTTATCGAAAAAGGTTCTCTATTAGAAGAAATTACCGCGGTTCAAGACCGCAAGTTTAAAGAATTAGAACTTCCAGATCCAGAGACAACTCGAGTTCAAATTAAACCCAAAGGTCGTCGGGCAGAACCCAGAGACAAAGAGTCAAAGTCTCGCCAAAAAAGAGATTGATTTTTCTAAATTAATCTAGTATAATATTCGTATGAACGATAAACAACGAGAGATCCTTGTGATCACACAAGAAGAGTGTGCCGAAGTTATCCAAGAAATTTCTAAAATATTTAGATTTGGAATTGACGAAGCTCACAAAGAAGGTATGCTGCATCAAGAAAAACTTGAAACAGAAGTTGGAGATTTGCTTTGTATGATCAATTTAATGACACAACATGGATTAATACGATCAAATCAAGTAACAACGGCTGTTGAAAATAAACAAACCAAATTAAAACAATGGAGTAAGATCTATGACTGAGTTGTATCGAGGACTATTAGAAATTTTTGTTATGCGTTGTATTGAACAGATTGAATCACTAAGAACACATATAAGAACTCATAATTCAGGCAAAAGCAACAACATTGATTTTGATATTGGAGTAACCGGATTTTGGAACTTTACGTTAGAAACTGTGTTTACAATTTTCACAGTTGCATTTCTAATGTTGGCAGTTCTTTTAACTGCTGGACTTGCGATTGTTTCTTATCCACTAGCTGCTTTTTTAAATTATGGCGCCTGGTTAATTAAAAATATTAGAAATCCACCTGCAGAAGCACCTGTTATAGTAAAACAAAGCAATGACCAAGAAAAAAAGTAATGTAGCTAAAGGCAAAGATAGCTATGATGCCACCTTCGATAATTCGTTGGTGGCATTTTTCAATAAAAATATCACTCCCTATGCCACTGAAGTAGGTGGTCCGGCGTTTGATTTGATTCCTATTGAAAAACAAAAAGACATCATGGTCAATGTTGCTCGTATGCATGCCGAGCAAGAATACAATCGTATAATGGATGTGGTAAAGGTATTACAGAAACAAGCGGAAGATATAAAGCGCAGATTGTATATTACAGATGCAGTACATGCAGCAGAATATCAATTTCAAATCTATCATGGCCAATGCTATTGGTTATGCTACGATCATCATATTCAACGCACAAGGCTTTGCCATCAAGGTCCCGATGAGTGGACTACTGGGGCGCCTGAGAAATACGAATATATTTGTAAAGTTAAATGGTTAGGTGATTATACGTGGACTGAAGTTACCACACAAAGTTAGCTCTGTACCAATTGACAATTCTTGCAAGTTCTTCGTCAAAGTCAGCAACTGGTGCCCAACCAAGAGCTCTTAACTTGCTATCATCGATTGCATATCTAACATCCTGTCCTGGACGTACTAGATCAGTAACATGGTCTTGGTAGTCTGTAATACCAAATTGATAGAATATTTTCTGTACTACGTTTAGATTACTGTCTTCGTAATTGCCTGAGATATTGTAAATATTATTTTGAACACCGGACTTGATAACAGTCAATACTGCTTCGGCAGTATCGCTAATGTGCAACCAAGTACGTCTTGGTGTTCCTTTATCGTGCAAATCAACTTGACGTCCCAGTTCCATGTACTTGACAGTCTTGGGAATAAGTTTCTCTACATATTGTCCAATGCCGTAGTTGTTGGTGGGACGTAAAATAATATAAGGAATATTAAATGTTCTAGCAAAGGCCAGTACCAGCATATCTGCGGCTGCTTTTGTTGCAGAATACGGATTACTTGGCTTTAAAAGGTCTGTTTCTACATGAAAACCTGTTTCAATATCGCCATATACTTCGTCGGTACTAAAATGTATTAGTGTAGGCATTTTAAAACGACTCTTTTGTTGAATAAGAGTTAACAAATGATGCACACCATTAACATTGCTACGCAAGAACACATCTGAACTCATGATACTGTTATCTACATGAGTTTCGGCAGCACAGTTGATGATATAGTCGCAATCCACTAAACGTTCAAGATCATTAATATCGCTATTAATGTATTTGAATTTTGGATTCTTTTGTAGTTGTGGTAGGAACTGAACGTTACTGGCATAGGTTTGTTTGTCTACTCCAATAACATAATAATCTTCGTCGAGCATGCGTGTAGCAACACGATAGCCAATCAAACCTAAACAGCCTGTTACATAAACAATCTTTTTCATATTTTTCCTAGAACAGCCAATACTTGTAAATCATAATCTACTGCAGTATCAACTAATTGAACGTCGTGTCTATTTAGTAGTGCTACTAAAGATGATTTACGAAAGAAGTTAATATGTTCACCTATTACTATATCACGTGCAGGCGGCTTGCGATAAGCAGGTACTTCAATATATAGATAACTGTTAGCAAGAGCTTTAAGATTGTCTATTAGTTGATTTATATCTGCTACATGTTCGAGTACTTGGCAATTCATAACAAGATCAAATTTTTGTTTTTGTGCAGGATCATATTTTTTAATACCGGGCAACGTATCCGCTCCGCTAACATCATACACATATCTATCTGCACCGTCAAACATTGCTGGAATATACTTTCCGTCATCGCCGCCGTAGTCTATAATAGATTTGACGTTGGTAACATGCTGACTAATTAATCTATCAATAAATTCTTTACGTTTCTTAATATGCAACTCTGAGTACACAACTGCTTGATAGTTTGGTTCGCACTCTATTCTCATTTGATTATACTGTTGATCTCTATACCCTGCATATAAACGAGCAAGTTCTTCATCAGTAAATCTCGTGTCACTAAAATAGTAATTGCAATGATTACATTGTATTAATAAATTACTAAGATTTGATTCAGGTTTAACACCGCTAGTGCGCCATACAACAAACTGCGACATATACGCAGGTATACTGGTTTGATCTACCGAATTGCAACAGGGGCAAGAAACAATTTTATGCATTATTGAGGAAATACTCCGCAGTCAACATTAATGTTCTGTCCGGTTATGGCTGTAGTGTTAACTAGCATCATGCAGGCATCAGCTACTTCTTTTCCAGTTGGCAATCTGTGTAGTGCTGTTTGTTCTCGTGCAAACTTTTGCATCCATTCAACAGGATTATCTCCTCCTGGTGCATGTTGGCTTTCTAGTGCAGTCATCAATCCAGGAGTAGGAATAAGCACAGGGCATACACCATTGACACGTATACCACTGGGTCCAAACTCTTTTGCCAGTGACTGCGTCATACCATTCATACCAAATTTGGTTGCTACATAAGCAGAGTTATTACTGCTGCCACGTTTACCAGCAATGCTACTGATATTAATAATACTACCACCGGACTTCATGGCACTGTATGCAGCCTTACAGCCCTAGAATGCACCTTTAAGATTAGTAGAGATAATATCGTCTAGGAATTCTTCGTCAATTTGATCTATAGGACGCCATTCTGAATAACCTGCATTGTTAATATATACATCTACTCGACCTGTGCGTAGTAATGCATGATTGACCAACATTGCATGATCTTCAGCTTTGCGAACATCCATTGGAACATGTGTTACATTAACAAGATTTTGTTCCATACCAGAACGTGATCCTACAAATACATCGTAATTGGCTGAAGCAAAACGTTGTGTAATGTCCCACCCAATGCCTCTGTTACCGCCAGTGATAATAACTGTGCGTCTTATATTGTCTGACATGCAAATCCTCCATCAACTGTTACTTCTGTGCCAGTCACAAATTGGCTTGCATCTGATGCCAGATAGATAACGGCACCAACAAGTTCTTCTGGTTCGCCAAATCGACGCATTGGCGTATGTCCTAGTATTGCTGCTTCACGTTCTGCAGTAATAAAGTTTTTACGATTCCATTTTGTAGGAAAGAATCCTGGTCGTATAGCATTAACACGTACTCCTTGTGTTCCCCATTCTCTTGCTAAGTTCTTGGTCAAGTTTACAACACCTGCTTTGGCCACACTGTAAGTAAATGCTTTACTTAAAGGAGGATCTGCACTAGCTGAGCTAACGTTAATAATACTTCCGCTGCCACGTTCTAACATGTGTTTGCCAAATACTTGACAGCCAAACACGGTGCCTTTGAGTTGCGAGTTCATAATGTTATCCCACTCCTGTTCTGTTATCTCAAGGAATGGCGTAGAACCGTTAATACCAGCACCGTTAATTAGTACATCGCAACCGCCAAATCTATGAATGACAGAAGTTAATACAGATTCATGTGATTGTTTGATGCCAACATCTATTGCAAGCGAAAGAGTATTGGTGTAACCAAGCCTGTTTATTGTGGTCTCAACTGCTTGTGATTTTTCTAAACGCAGATCGCAAATAGTAACAGATGAGGCACCTGCTTGTGCAAGTCCGCGAGCCATTGCGCCACATAAGTGTCCGCCTGCTCCGGTAATTACTACATTCTTTTTAGATAAATCAAATAATTGGTTAATATATTGGGACATGATAAGTTGATAGTGAAAGATCTAATCCTTGTAATTGTACAGGTAATTCAGCAAGTTTACGACCGCTGCCGGTATAGTTATTGCCACCTGCGGATTCAACTACATAGTGTGGACTTAAATCGTTTAATGTACAAAATTTTTCAATTACTTCGCTAATTTTGTATTTGGTTAAGTATACTGCATTGACGTCTTTGTGTACAGGATCGTTATTGACATAATAATCAACCACAGCGCAAAGATCTTTGATACCAAAGTAATCAAAATATCTATCCATGGTAATTGCCAATGGAGTATTTCCCCCTAACAAAAAACGTGGAAATATTCTTGTTGTTATTTCACCAATGCCAAAACAATTAAAAATTCTTATGGTATAGAAATTTGGGGTACGTACACAAATTCTACTTTTCATATTTTGCCCAAAGTCATAACTGTCTGTGGGCATTACTGTAAAAATATCTTCTTCGGGTGCTTCTAACAAATCTCTAGTACGATCCAGCTCTGCACCTGAACTTAAATTAATAAACTTTCCAAACAATTCTGAATTGTTATAGAAGTTCATGAATAAACCTAAATTATTTCGGGTATCAGCAAGTAGATTGTTATTGCCCATAGTAGTAGCAGCATTAACCACAATATCAAATTTCTCATTCTCTAACCACTTTCTGACTTTTACAGGATCTAATAGATCAATTGTTTGCCTTGTTACCGGAACAACAATGTGATTGTGTTTAAAATATGCGGCAAGGCTTGATCCTACAAATCCTTTTGCACCTAATACAGCAATTTTCATATCAATTGGGGATAGCGTAGATTACAGACTCGAAACTGTTGTAGTCATGTTGACGAATGTAGAACTTGTAGTTTTCGCAAACGGAATTTAATAACAAAGGCAAGTCCCATAAGTCACCAGGCTTGTGATATCCTGCCATAACAAGTACTGGACGCTCACGTCGAATAGTTTGTTCTGCACCACGAATAGCATCGGCTTCGCAACCTTCAATGTCAAGCTTGATAAAGTCTATGTGACGTTTGGGAAATAGTTCATCAATTGCACCAGCAGCAATATGTATATCACCTTGTTTGACTACAGCACTGCTTGTACCTACATCGCTAGCAAAGGTTAATATTTTATAAGTGTCTGCTAACGCTAACGGATAACATATAGCATTACCGCCAACATTGTGTGTTAGTCTACTAAAGTTTTTAGGGTCTGGTTCAAACAAGAACGCTGTTTCTATAGGAGTTGCGTTAATAGCATCTTGATATGTGTCACCGGTATATGCACCACCGTCTATTAAGGTAATTGCCTGTCCTTTAAATTTAGTTAATAATAACTTGTTAAAGTAATGCGGCTCTTTGCTTTTATAATCTGCTTGTTCATTGGCTAGTCCAACACGGAACAATAGCGCATTCAATAAACATGAACGACTTTCTTCATCTTCAACTAAATTATACACATTTTGAATTTCCGGCAGATGATCGGTAATATAATTCAATGGTGTTAACCAATACCGCCAGCCTAGTTGATCTTTAAATTGTGCATACAATTCCCATGGCATGAACACTTTGCTAAAACCATGTTCCTGTGCTTCGGCAAGCATCTTAGTATAAGGTACATTGTGACTAAACACACCCATTGCCAGTTGTACATTTTCCCAGGTAACATCCTTCCAGCTTACTATAGGAAGATCAAGTAAAGTTTTTTCCTTGGGATCTGATACAACAAATCCGTACACTTGAAATCCTTCGCCGATTAATACTTTGGCAATACTACGTGCAAATCCACCTGCTCCAAAAATCCAGACTGGCTTTCCATGATCTAATGTTTCAAAATGCCCATACGAAACAGTTTTACTAAACTTGTTAAAATCCATTATTCATCCTTGATTATGTTCTGTTCCATTTCTGCGTCTGGCAGGAATGGACTCATATATTCTAAACTTGGTGCTAGCATTGATCCATCTTCAAGTTTACGTGCTGCAAGTTTTGGTGCAAACAGTTGATCCGGGTCAACTACAACTTCTATTATAGCAGGTTCGTTGTTCTTTAACAACATTTGGACCATATCACTATTCCATGCATCCATGGTATCAACACGATGACTCATAATGCCAAGTGCAACGCCGAGTGCAACAAAGTCTGGTAATGTTACCCCATCTTTGGGATTGGTTCCGAACACATTGTCGCTAAAGTATGCTTGTTGTGTTTGTTTGATTGAATGATATCCGTTGTTGTTAACAATAATGATCTTGATAGGTAATCGGTAACCCACTACAGTTTGTAGTTCTTGCAAGTTCATCATTATACTGCCGTCGCCGGCAATACAATATACCTTGTTGCCACCTACAGCAACACTGGCACCGATTGCAGCAGGTAAGTCGTAGCCCATGCTTGCATTACCTGAGTTACTGTAAAATCTTTGTCCTGCTTTGAGTTTACCAGCTTGTCCACTTATAACACTGGCACTACCATTGCCACTTACAACTATGTCTGTGTTATCTAGTTTGTCAAAGAAATCTTTAAAGAACAAATAAGGATTTACAGAATCTATTTTGTGTTCGTATGTTGGTAATACTGGATCATACTTGGCAACACGTTCTCTGCACCAATTCAAGTATTCTGTATGTGTTTCGGGTCTTACATATACTGTAGTTTGTTCCAAAAACTCTGCGATAAAATTGTTTAGATTGCAGTGTACTTTAAGATCAATATTGAGTGTGGGCTTGTCTAATTCAGCACGATCAATATCAACCATGACTTTGTACGCATTTTTGGCAAAGTTTTTATAGTTATAACTAATCATTCTAATGTTTAGTCTGCTGCCAAGTATTAATACAAAGTCTGCATTTTGTACAGCGAAGTTACCAGCACGGTCACCAACCATGCCCGGATGTCCGCAGTATTGTGGATGATCATTAGTTAACACATCGTATGCATTGAAACTGCTAACAACCGGTATTCCTAGTCTTTCGACTAACTCCAAGAATTCATCGTGCATACCTGATAAACGCACACCAGTACCAGCATATATTACTGGTCTTTTGGCTTGGTACAAACGATCAATAATTGCAGGAATATTTCGCTCGTACTGATCAACACCCAATGTGTGTAATTCAAGTCTTGTGTTTTTGGTTACTGCAGGATCTAGTGCTAATGTAGTTAAGTTTTTGTCCCAGCCTGTTAATGAATCAGGATCAATTTGTGTGCTTTGTATATCAACTGGAATATCCACCCATACAGGACCAGGTCTACCGTGTGTGGCAAGGAATATGGCCTTGTCCATGACTTCTTTGATCAGTTTGGGATCATGGAGAGTTACTGCATACTTGACAACAGGTTTGGCCATGCTAACAATGTCTACTTCTTGATCACCAAGTTGTCGCATTGGTAATTCATAGTTACGTAAGTATGTTTCATTCTTGACTTGTCCACTGACTACAAGCATACCGCAACTGTCAACGTAAGCACCAAACACACCATTAAGTGCATTAATACCACCAGGTCCTGTTGTTACATTAAGAACACACAGTTGATTGTTGATACGATAGTAACTTTCCGCAGCAATGGCAGCCGCTTGTTCATGATGAAAGCATACTGGTGTTAGATCTTTGTGACGTCCAAATGCATCATTGAGATGCATTGCACCTCCGCCGGTTACAAGAAATACATGTCTTGCACCAGCCGCAGCGCAGCGTTCAGCTACATAGTCGGCTAATCTCATAGTCCTCTGTTTTTAATTAGATTTTTGAGTGAAGTGTTTGTTGCGTATGGACCATCAATGTGATCAATAGTTAACGGTTCGTTGGCTTTAATTTCTTGTGTTAAACTTTCGCCATTCATAATTTCGCGGCAGCTCAGCTGACCTTTGCGTAATGGAATAGCTAGGTAAAAGTCTTTTTCGAAACTGTCTTTGTGTATTTTGTATCCTGGTGCTAGATCACGACGTGCATAAGCACCACGTACCAGCTGATCAAGATATTCTGTTTCTTTGCGACTAATAACACGACGACTAGTACTACGTCCTCCGCACATTTCAATTGCTTTGTGATATGCTTTGAACCATGTGTCGCATTGTTCTGGCAATGAGCAATAGCTACTAACAGGCACATTGTTATAGTCAATGTCTACATGTCTTTCCCAGGTACGTGCGCCTTTGGCATAACTCATCAGCATACTGAAACTCCAATCGTGGTATTCATGTGTGCTTAGGCCAATCACGTTATCTGGGTAACGATTGCGTAAGTAATCAATTTGATCCAGTTCTAGTTCGTTGTCCTCGCTGGGATATAAACTAACACAATGATTGATTGCTAACGGAATATCACGCTTGGCAAAGTAAGTGACAATATCATCCAAGTCTTTTTCACTAGCACCACCTGAGCTAATAATAGTAGGACGACGTGTGCTGGCAATTTTACTAATCAATGGCCAATCGTTAACATCGCTAGATGCAATCTTGATAATAGGCATATCAAATTCAATACACAAGTCCACTGATTTTTCATCAAACGGTGTGCTCATAGGAATACAACTCATGTCACGAATCTTATTGACCATGACAGCAAAATCATCTCTGCTTAGTTTAGTTTGCTCGGTTTTCTTGATGTAACGATTGTCTTGATCACCTTTAAACTCGGGATGAATAAACTCATCTACATCTCTAAACTGTAGTTTAATTGCAGCTTTGACATTATTAATGCGAGCAATGCTTCCGTGTTCGTAGATTAGTTTTAATCCACGCTCCAAGCTGCCCCAATGATTGTTTGCAATTTCTAATACAAAAAGATTTTCAAAAATCTCATTACCTTTTTTACGATATGACATACTTTTCCTTAAATGAATAAACTCATAAAGCCATCAACTTTTTCGCCAATGTAAGCGATTTGTTCTGGCGTAATTACTGGACTGGTGCCATGAAAATATGTATGTGTCATGGCGTGTGTTGCATTTGGATAACTATCACGGGCCTCTTTTGGATCCATGAGATGACTGTATGCTGGCTGTAACATAATATTGCCAGCAAAGTAAGGACGAGTCTGAATCAGATTTTCTTCCAAATAGTCTACAATGTCTGCACGAGTAAATGGTGCGTCTTTGCGTATTGTTAATGGAAAAGCAAACCACGATGGGTCAGAATTCGCCTGTGCTCTGGGTAAGTGAAAGTATTCTTCATACTTTTCATATATGGTAAACAACAAGTTGTAGTTTCGTTTACGTAATGCATGAATCTCATCCAACTTTTTAAGTTGTTGCATGCCCATGGCACATTGTAGTTCAATTGGTTTCAAATTATAACCAATCTCATCATACACATACTTGTGATCAAATATTTCACCTGGTAGCTCTGGAATCCATTCTTGGAATCGTTTGCCGCATGTTCCGCACTTTAGTTTGTTGGCGTCTGGCCCTACACAATAACAACCACGACCCCATTCACGGAAGCTGCGTAGTATAACATCTTGGGTGGCATCGTCGGTGGCAACAAAACCGCCTTCGCCCATGGTCATATGATGTGCAGGATAGAAACTGCATGAAGCCATTAATCCAAAACTGCCTAAGGGCTTACCATTATATGTACTGCCTAATGCATCACAACAATCTTCTAATAGTATTAGCTTGTACTTCTCAACCAATGCCATTACTTGATCCATGTTAGGCGGATTGCCTAGTACGTGTGCAAAAGTAATAACTCGAATATCTGGATTGTCTTCCAGTACACGTTCACATTGAGCTACATCTAGGTTGAGTGTATCTAGTTCAATGTCTACAAATACAGGAGTGAATCCAACTTGCAGTGTGGGATTGAGCGTAGTGGGAAAGCCTGCAATAGGCATCAATACCTTGGTATCTTTTGGCAAGTTATAACCACGCTTACTGGTAAGTGCAGTCATCATTAACAAGTTACTACTGCTACCTGAGTTGGTAACAATACCTCGAGTCTTGCCAAACTGTTTAGGGAATTCACGCTCGAATCGCAAGCCTTCGTCGCCCATTGCAAGCCAACCTTTGAGTAAACTTTCTACTCCGGCTATGTATTCTTCTGATCCGTAGTAGGCACCTGCATAGTTTACAAAGTCTCGGCCCGCAGTCCAAGTTCGATTGGCCTGCTTTTCTTCTATGTGTTTTTTAACGAGTTCTAGGATTTCTTTCATTTGATCACTTGAGTTAACATTTGTTGAGCTAGTGGAATACGTCTATCGTTTTTAATACCTGGCCACTGGATTAAGAAATCTCCAGGTTGCCATTGTCCGTCGTTACCAAAAATATCTCGTTTGTATATGTGTGGAATACTGCCCGGATATTGATCGTAATCGTATGCATTGATCAAACGTTGTGGAACAATGCGTAATTTGTCGCCTAGTTTTTCGATATGATCAATCATGCACTGTTGATCATTCCAAGCATGTTTCATATCATACTGGTCTTGAAATGTATCTAACAACTTTAACCATGCAATACACTCTGGGGTATTTCGAGCAAGGTAGCTGTCGTTGTTGATATTAAAACAGTCAGTGGCAATAATAAAATGACTATTGTCATCTACAATATCTTCCAATCGAATATCAAAATTGGTAATCATGGTATCGCAGCCAACTGCATGAACCCAATCGTAACCGGATTCTAGTAATTCTACAACCTTACGAGTCCTGGCCCAGCTAATATCGCCCAATGTTGTAAATCCATCAGTTACAGTGTATGCACTGTATCCATGACGTTCGGCATAAAGCTTTTTATTTTGATCCCAGGTAATGTTAGCAAGTGGTTGATAAGCCTCGTTGTAGGCTGTAACTAGAGCAAATTTCAATTGAATTCCTTGTCGTTGAATGTTATTATACTATTTACGAAATAAACAAGTCAAGTTTTTTAATTATAAGTACTCATATGAAAATATACGATTGTTTTACCTTTTACAACGAATTGGATCTATTAGAGCTACGTTTGGAAGAACTCTATGATCACGTGGATTATTTTGTTTTGGTTGAGGCCAACCGCACTTTCCAAAATAATCCCAAACCATTTTATTTTGGAGAAAATCAACACAGATTTGCCAGGTACATGGATAAAATAATTCACATACAAGTCAACGACATGCCCGAATCTACAGATGCTTGGGGCAGAGAAGCACATCAAAGAAACTCAATTGCTCGTGGATTGGTTAATGCTGCAGATGACGATGTTGTAATTGTTTCAGATCTAGATGAAATTATTAGACCCGAAACAGTTGATGCTCTTAAACAAGATCAAACGACTTCAATTTGGGGATTGCGTATGCCGCTATTCTATTTTAAAGTCAATTATATGTTGACCACTACAGATAGCACATATACTACTTGGGCAATGGCCTGCAGAAAGAAACTGTTGACCAGTGCCGAAGATCTACGTAGAAACAGATTTTCCTTAAACAGTTTTGGAATAAATTACAACCAAAATGGCATTCGCATGATGGAACATGCTGGCTGGCAGTTTAGTTATCTAGGCGATGTGGAATTTGCAAAATCCAAAATTCAAAGTTTTGCTCATGTGGAAACTAATAGACCAGAAGTATTAAACTCAATTGACATTGAGCGCAGTATTGCCAACGGTGATGGACTAGGACCGAGCCCGGTTGAACGATTTGTTCCTGTTACGATAGATGAATACATGCCAAAATCTATTAGAAACAATCTTGATAAGTATTCAAAATACACAGTAGATAATGCTACTGCACGAGTTTCCGATTTTATATCATTTTAAATTATGAGTAATTCTTCTTTAGAAATAACAACCATGATTGGTTGTCCTTTAATGTGTACATACTGTCCACAAGATAGCCTACGTGATGCGTATGGCGATGATGTCAAATACATGAGTCTAGATGACTTTAAAACAGCGATTGACAAAGTGCCAACTACGGTACGTCTAGATTTTAGTGGACAAGCAGAGCCCTGGGTTAATACTGCTTGTACAGACATGGTTCAGTATGCATTGGAAAAAGGATTTCGTTTAGCAATCTTTACAACACTGTACGACTGGGACGAAGACACTGTACATCGTATGGGAGAATTGCTACTAAAATATGCCAAACAAATTGAAATTTTCAAAGTTCATTTTCCCGACGAAGCCGGAAACATGCGTGGATGGCGTCCCAGTCCCGAATGGGAATATGCTTACATAGGCATGCGAACTATTGTACAATCAGTTGGCATACACTACGAAGCAATGACCATGAGTGATGGAGGTATACATCCGGCTATACGTCATTTGCCGGGTGCTGGAGTCAGTCATGGGTGGTCTATAGCGGCGCATGATCGTGCAGGCACTTTGGATGTTGCACAAGTAAAAGATCAGCCGATCAAATTTGCTCCCAAGCACGAACAACCAGTCAGATGCGGAAAGACACCTTATTACGATCAGGGTGTGTTGCTGCCTAATGGAGAAGTGTTGTTGTGTTGTATGGACTACGACAAAAAACATGTTATGGGCAATTTACTTGAGCATGATTATGCTGCACTCGCAACTAATCCGGCAATGACCAAACTGCAAGAACTCAATTCATTACCGGTATGGACTGCAGAATCACTTTGCAAATCTTGTACCGATGCAGTCCCTGATCGCAGATACCTTAATGCTTGACACTGCTTTGTAACAATGTTATAATTACGATTCAACTAATCTGGAGTTTAACATGTTTGAATCAATCGAAATTCGCCGAGTAGCAAATGGTTTTGTAGTCACTGTCCAGCTCGAGGACAAGACTGTAGAATATGTATTCGATACTGCTCGCAAGGCCATGAGTCACATCAAGCAATTTGTTGCACCAAAAGCTGGCGAATAAATACAGTACTTTCAACAATTATTGAGGATTCATGTCAAAAACAGTTCTAATTAGCGGCGGCGCCGGCTTTATCGCGCACCACGTAATCGATAAAATATTAAAAGAAACAGATTGGAATATAGTTAGTTTGGATCGCTTGGATATTTCCGGCAATCTAAATAGACTGCACGATATGCTACAGGATCATGATCCTAAAATGATCAGTCAGCGTCTACGTATTATATTTCATGATCTAAGAGCAGAAATTAACAGCCAAATTGTAGCAGACATCGGCGACATAGATATCATATTACATCTTGCTGCTGGTAGTCACGTGGATCGTAGTATTACATACCCTATGGAGTTCGTACAGGACAATGTAGTTGGTACTGTAAACATGTTAGATTATGCGAGAAAGAATTTACCCAAGCTTGAGCGGTTTGTATACTTTTCCACTGACGAGATATACGGTATTGCGCCTCCTGGGGTGGCATATAAGGAATATGATAGATACAACTCAACTAACCCTTACTCAGCATCAAAGGCGGCAGCAGAGGAGTTCTGTGTTGCCTACGAGAATACTTATAAAATGCCTATTGTTGTTACGCATACAATGAATGTGTTTGGTGAGCGCCAGCATCCGGAAAAGTTTATTCCAGCAACTATTCAGAAAGTAAGAGATGGGGAAACAGTCATCATACACAGTGATCCAACACGAACCGTGGCAGGTAGTAGAATGTACATCCATGCCAGAGATGTTGCTGAGGGTCTTATGTTCATACTCGGTCTTGAGAATTATCGTCACCAAGGTGACTACGGTCACGCCCACTGTCCCAAGTTTAATCTTGTTGGTACAGAAGAAATTGATAACCTTACCCTAGCACAAATGATTGCTGCGGCTGTGGGTAAAGAGTTAAAGTATGAAATGACTGATTTTCATACCAGTCGTCCGGGACATGATATGCGTTATGCGCTAGATGGCGGATTGTTAAAAAGTCTAGGATGGACACCCAAGATCAAACTGAGCGAGCGCATTGGTGAAATGGTACAATGGACACTATCAAATGAAAGATGGATACGTAAATGATCAAGCATGGTTTTGTAGTTACTTCTGCTGTTAACAGTAAGTTTGGAATTTATAGTTCCGAAGAACGACTGGCACAAACAGTAATAACTTTACAGAATATTCGATTTTGTGTACCAGACGCAAAAATCATTGTAATGGAATGTGCTGGTACTCCTCTCACACCAGAACAAAGCGATACACTTGAACAAAACTGTGATTTACTGTTAGATTTTAGTCGTGATCCTGATGTGTTAGCTATCTATCAGAGTGATAATTGGGATGTAGTTAAAAACAGTACGGAAATTATGTGTTTTGCTCGCGCATTACGCATGTGTCAAGATGACGGAGATTTTGCAGGCCTGGATCGCATACACAAAATGTCAGGGCGTTATGTTCTTAACGATGATTTTGATCTTGGCGTGTATGAAAAATACTCCGATCGTATTGTAATTGGGCCTAAAAATAAAAGTCAATTTCCATATCAAGTTACTGGTATTGAATTACAATACATGGCCAGACTTTGGTCGTGGCCGGCTGAAAAAACTGAACGAGTAATTCAAGTGTATAACGACAGTTTGGCTTATATAGGTCAACGAGTCAGTCAGGGCGGGTATGCTGACATTGAGCATGTGCTATACAAATTTCTCCCAACAGAATTAGTACAAGAATTACCAGTGCTGGGTGTAGAAGGTTTCATTGCACCAAATGGTGTACCAATTAAAAATTAATATGGAAAACTGTCAACAATTAACTGAATGTTTGGCATGTGGTAGTCAGGAGTTATTGCCTGCTATTAATTTGGGCCATCAACCTCTGGCAAATAATTTTTTAAAAGAACCTGGTAAAAACGAATTGTACCCATTAGCAGTTAATCAATGTGCCGATTGTTTTCATTTACAGTTGACTCATGTTGTTGATCCTGCTGTAATTTACAAGGACTACTCTTATGTAAGCGGTACAAGCCAAACTTATTTAGATTACATGTTTTGGTTTGCTAAATGGGCAAGAGAATATAGTAATATACAGTTCGGAAGCATATTAGACATTGGTTGCAACGATGGTAGTCAACTGGACTATTTTTCAAAATTAGGATTTATGACCTACGGTGTTGACCCGGCAGAAAATATTCATGCAACCAGCACAGCAAAAGGTCATCGGGTAGTTTGTGGATTTTGGAATGAACAATCTATAGGAAATCTGGACAACAGGCAATTTGATATAGCAGTGGCGCAAAATAGTTTTGCACACAACCCAGATCCACTCGCCTATCTTAAATTATTACGACCATTAATAAAACCCAATGGGTTATTTTTTATTCAAACCAGTCAGGCTGACATGGTACGCAATGGTGAATTTGATACTATCTATCACGAACATGTTAATTTTTACAATATCAATTCCATGAATAGATTGTGTCAACGGGCCGGCTGGGAATTGATAGATGTAGTTAAAACACCAATTCATGGAACCAGTTACATATTTGTACTTAGACCAAATCACACTCGCTGCGAACATGTTGCCAATTTGATCAACATGGAAGCAGATTTATTAAACAACAACACATATCGCACATGGGCTGCTCGCGCAAGGAAAATTTCTAGCGAATTCAGTTCAAGAATTGAATTGTTTAGAGAACAAGGATATCAGATTGTGGGATACGGCGCTGCTGCCAAAGGAATGACTTTGCTTAATTTTGCTGATGTGCGTTTAGATTATATCATTGATGACAATCCAATCAAGCAAAACACATACAGTCCAGGACAAGATATTCCTGTGGTGTCAATTGATCATTTGTCTAACTATAGTGATAATGATAAAATTTTATTTGTTCCCCTGGCCTGGAACTTTTTTAAAGAAATCAAAGGTCGAATACTAAAGTATAGAACCAACAGTAATGATCGTTTCTTGAAATATTTTCCGGAGGTCGAAGTTGGAGTTTAAGTTTCCTGTAATGGAATTGATTGATAGATACACCATTGCACAAGTCAAGCACAATCGTACTGGTGGTGCCAATCAAGCTGAATTGGATTTTTATGAACAACAAATGTTGAGCATAAACAAAACTGTAATTTGGGAAGAGTTACAAGCCTTTAAAATTTTACATGATAAAATTTGGAGTCTAGAAGATGATTTTAAAAAATGCAGGATTGATGGCACAGATCTAGCCGATGTTGGTCGCCGTGCTTTGGAAATTAGAAACTACAATAATTTTAGAGCACAATTGAAAAACACTGTGGCAGAAAAATTAAATGATCCAGTAAGAGAAGTTAAAACAAATGTATGACACAGGTGAATACGATATAAGTTTAAATATTCCCACTGACAATTATGTGGTGAAAAATTTATATCCAATACACTTGGAATCAATCGTTGAGTACGTTAAACAAATTTCAGTTGCAGACGAGAATACTTTAATAATATTGTTAGGTGCATTTCAATGCATCCAAGAACGAGATTTTTGGATAAAACCGTTAAATGATTTTTGTCACTCTGTTAAAAATCCTGTTATTGTGTTTACTGGAAGATTAACCGAAGATCAAGATTATCAATTGCCCAATACCAACTTTGCTTACTGCCGAATTGGTATGTTTGATTTAGTTAGCAATTTGCATTGGAACAAGAGAAAAGAAAATCAATTGCGTGATTGGCTGAATGATTGTAACAAAAAAAGAAAATATAAGTTTTATTGGGCAAGTAGTAAAGATTGGTACACAAGAAGATATGTACTTGCAGGATTAATTAATAATCAATTATTACAATCCGGCCTAGTTAATTATAAATGTGTACACACTGATATTCCTGGACCATGGATACAACATCGTATAGCGTCAACCTGGGCTGCACACATAGATCAAGAATGCCATTCTATTACACATAAAGTTCCTTTACCTGCAATTGATAATACTGTAGAATTCACACAAACAGATGTAAATTTTTATCTTGATAGTTACTTGGGAATAATCGTAGATACATTCTTTGACAACGGTGTTTTTGTAAGCGAAAAAATTTTTAACGCTATAAATTATCAACAGTTATTTTTTTACATAGGATATCCAGGAACATTACAATACTTGCGCGATCAAGGTTATCAAACATTTGATGACATCATTGATACCAGTTATGATAATATCATTGAACACGGTGCAAGATTGGTTGCTGCTAGAAAAAGTTTGCTTGATTTTTTACAACAGCCTATCGAAACAATTGAGGCAGCATACAAAAAAAGCGTACCAGCAATACAACACAATAAACAATTATTACAACAACAAAGACCAGATTTACAATTTACTCAATATATACAAGATTTTTTAAATGAACATTGAACGACCCATACAAATATTAGTCAGACGCAGAGCAGCACTTGGTGATGTAATCATGAGCACCGGTGTAGTACGCGAGCTCAAACGCAAATATCATTGTGAAATTGACGTAGCAACAGAGTTTCCCAATGTATTTGATAACAATCCCCATGTTCGAGCCATATATCACACTGATGCTACTCCGGACGTAAAAAATTATGATCTATATATTAACCTGGATGATGCCTACGAGTATAATCCCCTTAATCATTACGTGGACAGTTATTTCTATCGCGCTTTTGGCACATCAGATGTGGATAACAAATCGGTAGAGTTGTTTCCTAGTGCGTTTGATCAGGACACTGTACAGTCATTCATACGCAATAATGAACTTGATAATTTTGTTGTAGTTCATATTAGACAGTGGCACTGGCCGTTAAAAAACATGGCCTGGGAAACTTGGTTCGCTGTGTTTGAACAATTGTTCACCAAACGCACGGATTTCAAAATAGTGTGCGTGGGCAGTGCAAGTGATGGATTTGTTGACCATCCCCTGTTTGTTGATGCAAGAGATCAACTCAATATTCAACAGCAAAAGTTACTAATGGACCATGCCAGATGCTTTGTTGGTATAGATAGTGGACCATTCCATGTTGCCGGTGCGAGTCAAACACATATCGTTGCATTACAAACACATTTGCGACCTGAACGTATCTTGCCTTATCGTAGAGAGCGGTTCGGTCACAATACCACTGCAATCATGAGTGCAGTTGATTGTGCAGGTTGCAACGACGATCAGGCAAGACCCGTTAGGCAAGTAGTATGCAAGCACGGCGATTATCGTTGCAAAGACAGTTTTGATGCCACACGCATCTCCAACAACATTTTAGAGATACTATGATATACAAACATTCAGGAACATTTGGGGATTTAATTTACAGTTTGTCTGTGGTTAAAAAAATGGGCGGCGGTACTTTGGCTGTTGCATTGGGTAATATTGAGCAGTGTGTTGCTGAATATGGTTATAGACCAGACGAAGTAGATCCCATGCACAAAGGCAGATTCCGCAATGCCGACCTTGATCTTATCAGACCTTTATTGACCAGACAAAGTTATATAGATCAAGCTACAGTGTGGACTGGCGATCAAGACGTTGACCTAGATCGTTTTCGTGGAGTATTATTTCGCGGCTTCGAAGGCAACTATGTTGAAGCTTATCATAGAACATTCAATTTGCCATTTACGTCTGATGTCTACAACGAAACATGGTTGGAAGCAGATCCAGTATCAGTGGCCGGTATAGTGATTAATCGTACATTTAGATATCGTTGCCCCAATGGTACAGGTACTTGGCAAAATCTATTAGAGCAAGCCAATATCACACAGAACGGCGTATTTGTTGGTACTCAAGAAGAACATGAAGATTTTGAAAAGAGCACTGGTTTTCGTGTAAACTATTACGCTGTACGAGATTTTAAAGAACTTGCTGATGTTGTTGCTGGCGCAGATTTGTTTATGGGCAATCAAAGTGCTGCTTACAGTATAGCAATGGGACTTGGTAAAAGTTCTGTGTTGGAAACAATTAAAATTAAACCTTTGGCAAATAATGAATGTTATTTTCCAAGAGATAACTGTCAATATTTCTAATGAAAATTTTATTAGTAGGCGATAACGGAATAGATCAATACCAATTTGGGACTGTGACAAGAATCAGTCCTGAAGCGCCTGTGCCTATTCTAAATTATACACACACTGTAATTAAACCAGGTATGGCTGCCAATGTACAAAACAATTTAGAAAAGCTGGGTTGTGAAGTTGACTTCGTACACGGTATCAAAACTTGTATCAAGACTCGTGTGATTGATAGTAAAACTGGTCAACATCTAGTAAGGATAGATCAAGACATACCTAGTCGTGCCGTAAAAATTGACTATAGAGACATAGACAAGTATAATGCTATTATCGTCAGCGATTACAACAAAGGAAGTGTAGAATATGAAACCGTTGAAAATTTGCGTAAGAATTACACAGGTCCTATTTTCGTTGACACTAAAAAAACAGATCTTGCAAGATTTGAAGGTTGCTATGTTAAGATTAATGCGCTTGAAAGCGCCGCGGCTAAAACAGTTCCCACGGAACTTATTGTTACCCTCGGTAGAGATGGTGTAAAGTACAAGGATCACAAGTTTTCTACTCCACAAGTAGAGGCGTTTGATGTATGCGGGGCAGGTGACACTTTCTTATCTGCTCTCGCATACAACTACGTTTTATCAGAAGATATATTGTCTGCAATTAAATTTGCAACACGAGCAGCCAGTGTAACCATTCAACACATTGGTGTTTACAGTCCAACATTGGAAGAAATAGAACAAGTATGACAAGATTAACAGGTTATGTAGAAAAAGGTTGGGGATCAGAAATGATCTGGGCAACCAATGACAAGTACTGTGGCAAGATGATGAACTTTAAAGAGAATGCACGGTTCAGTATGCATTTTCATCGTGAGAAGGATGAATCGTGGTATGTACTAAGTGGAACATTTGAAGTGGAATGGATCGATACTGCTGATGCGTCCAGACACACCAAAACTCTAGTACCGGGAGATACTTGGCATAATCCTCCCTTGTTACCACACAGAATAACTTGCATCAACGCCGGAACAGTAATAGAAGTTTCAACCGCAGATTCAGTAGAGGACAATTATCGTGTACAGCCCGGGGATAGCCAGAAGAGTAATAGTTAACGGTACATTTGATATCCTGCATCGTGGGCATATCGAAATGCTCAACTTTGCTCGAAGTCAAGGAACCTATTTGTTAGTAGCTATAGATAGTGATAAACAGGTACGAGAATTAAAAGGGGCGAGTCGTCCTATTAATGATCAAGAAGATCGAAAGTTCATGCTTGACAATTTACAATGTGTTGATGCTGTTTGGATTTTTGATACACAAGAGGAACTGGAACATATTTGTAAAATATACAAGCCGCATCTGATGGTAAAAGGTGGAGATTATAATGGCAAAAAGATCACAGGCAGTCAATATTGCGATGAAATTAAATTTTATAATTTAGTACCCGACTATTCAACGAGTAAAATAATTGAAGATATTAATAACAGGAAGTAGAGGATTTATTGGCAGTCATGCTGTCAGTTTCTGGCACAAAATTGGTGACCATGAGATTTATACCTACGAGTGGGACGAGCGCACATTGCCCCGTATTGAAGGCCTAGATTGGGTATTTCACTTTGGTGCAATCAGCAGCACAACCGAACGCGATGTAGCAAAGATAATGCGACAGAATTATGACTTTAGCATTTGGTTGTACGAGGAATGTAGAAAACATGACGTTAATCTTCAATGGAGTAGCTCGGCGAGTGTGTATGGCCTTGGCACAGATTTTAGAGAATCTGCACCCGTGGATCCTCGCAGCCCATATGCGTGGTCAAAGTATCTATTTGAACATTATGTTGAAC